ATAACACCCGTTTGTGCTTTTTCAGATAGTCAAGCCGCCGTTGCCCCCAAATGCCGATATGGACTTCTTCACCAAGACCATCATCAGGCAGAACAAGGTTAGGTATTTTGTAGCCGTTTACATCTATATATGTAATAGTTTCCATTGTCTGCACTTCTCCTTTCTTTCAGATTTTTAACGGCAAAAGCCGCTTGTTTCGGTCTTGTCCGCTATCACCCCCTTCGGCTGTACCGCTCTACTTTTGTTGTGGGTAAACCGGCTGCCTACAATAAATTAGGAAGGTTTGAAAACCTTCCTTTAAAGTATATAGAATGACAAAATTATCGTCACATATAACCTGACAAACGAAAAATCCGAACTCGAAAGTTCGGACTTAAAATACTTCATCGACACAAACGCCGATGAACGCGAACCTTTAAAGGGTTCGACTTTGGGTTCGGGTGGTGGAGGCAACGCCGCTCTGGTCGAACTTGTTAGATTCTACCAGAGCGGTGTCAGATTGTGTGAGATTTGGTTGATTTTTATTTATATTATAATATATAAGTATACGATTATCAAATAAATATACTTCTGAAACAAAACAATCAATAATTTCTTTTTTATAAGAATAGTCAATTAAATCTTTTTTTGCATATTGTATAAGCATAAATTCAATGTGTTCTGGCGTAAGAATTACCATCCGAGCTTCTGCGTTTTTTAATTCATCATTAAGAGACAAACGTTCAAGTTCTAACTCATTAAGTCTTAACGGAAGTGTGGTAGTTTCCACGCCTGATTCAATAGCTTTTAAAGTATTATCAAGTGCTTTTTTATTGTCGGTAATACGTCGCCGAAAAAATTCGACTTCATCATTACCAGATTTATCTTTCAATTGAATTTCATAACATGCGTTAGATATATATTTAACAAAATTCGGCTTAAGTATATGGTCTAAAGTTTCTGAAACAACTAAGTCTTCAAGCCAATTTTTAGAAACTTGCTTTTTTTCACATCCTTTTTTAAGCCTTGCAGACGGGCAATAATAGTAATAAAATTTTTCACCAGTGTTTCCTGTGCCGCTAACGCCTGTCATTTTCTTTTTACAATGCCCGCAAAACAGTTTACCAGACAAAAGATATTCTGCGCGAGGAAGTGCAGCTTGCTTGCTGGTACGTCTGCGGGCATTTTCTTTTTGAGCTATTAAGAACACAGATCTTGAAATTATCGGGGGTATAGAATTTTCAATGCGTATATCTCCGCATATATAAGTGCCTATATATTTTTCATTTCGAATTATTCGTGGAATAGAATTTTTAGTAAAAGGTTGTCCCCTACTTGTTTTTATTCCAAGGCCATTTAAATATTCACATATTTCGGCATTAGTTTTTTGCCGAACAAACATATCGAAAATAATTTTTACTGCTTCGGCTTCTTTTTCATTAATTACGAAAGATTTGTCCGAAGCGATTTTATATCCAAGCGCGGTATTTCCTCCAGTTGCATGCCCTTTTAACGCACTCTCACGAATACCGCGTCTTATTTTTTGACTCAATTCCGCTGAATAATATTCGGCAAGCCCTTCCATTAAACTTTCGAGGATAATTCCTTCTGGGCCTTCTGGGATATACTCGGCGGCATAATGCAATTCTACGTTTGCCTTTTTCAAATGCCGTTTATAAATAGAGCTATCATACTTATTACGCGCAAATCGATCAGTACGATACACAACAACAGCTTCGAACAGATGTTTATTGCAATCTTGCATTAGTCGTTGAAATTCTGGTCTATTATCGGCGTTGCGGCCGGATATAGCCCGATCAATATATTCACCAACAATTTGTAAACCTTTAGCTTTTGCATATTCAGAGCATACTCGGATTTGGCCTTCGATAGATTGTTCTGTTTGACTGTTTGATGAGTACCTGGCATATATTACGACTCGTTTCATTACAAGGTCCCTTCTTCCAATTCCATTGCCGTATAAAGCAACTGCATTCGTTTTTTAACATCAAGGTCTTTATAGATACGAATTAACTCCATTTCCTCTTTGGTAAGATGTATTGGCTCATCGTTACCGTATATTGTTACGGGGGCGTTAGCCTGACCAATCATCCCATTATTAGTATGTATAGTATCAATTGAAACAGTTTGACTTTCGTCCCAGCCCATAAGATATGCTGGTGTTACATTTAATGCAATAGCTACTTTTTGTAGTTTATCGCTTCGCATATCTTTTATAAAACCTGTTTCCCATTTTCGGACAGTACTTGCTCCAACGCCAACTTTTCTCCCAAGATCCAAAAGTGTCATTTCACATGCAATCCGAAGGTTCTTTATTCTTTGCCCCATTTTTTCTATCATATTGAAATCCTCCCTATTTTATCGGTGTTTCCGTTTGGAAAAAATATTTATATTAAAAACTTTTCTATCATATTATAGCATATATTTGTCTTAAATGAAATAGATTAGTTAAATTTTTTTCTAAAATTATCATAAAAGCTATTTACAAATCCTAAAGGATAAAGTATAATGTAAGTGTCCTTTAAGACAAATAATTAAATCTTTTCAGTATATCATCTAAAGAATAGGAGGAATCGTATGCCCGATAAAATGATTAATAGCAATTTACTTAAAGCACAAATGACTTTATGCTGCGTTAATAGTGCGGCACTTGCTAAGGCTCAAAAATGGAGTTCAACAACAACTTATCGAAAAATTAATGGCAAAGTAGCTTTCACTGCTCCGGAAATTCAAGTTTGTTTCGAGTTGTTAATGCTTGATTCAAAAACAGCAAATGCAATTTTTTTTGATGACAAAATGTCCTAAAAGACAATTATGGAAAAGGAAAAAAGGGAATTTTTTAAAATTGTTGCAGATGAAAGCTACGCAAAAGAACAGGTTATGCTTGGGCGATTAAACAGTACGGCACAAATTTTTTATAAAAACTCAGATAATCTTCAAGCTTTTAAAGCTTGGAAAAAGAATAAGGAGGCTAATCACAATGAACCAAATTACAGTAAATCTTGACCTTACACAAGACACAATAAACGCTCTTCAATCATTGCTTGACGCACAAAAAAATGAAAGAAGTGAAATAGCAGAACAATTAACAGTTAATACTCAACCCGTAAACACTGTAAAAGACCGTACCCTGAAAAAAAATCCCGAAACAAAACCGGATAAAAGTCCTGAAAAAAAGCCCAATTTAGAAAATGAAGTTCAAGTAATTACTTTGACGGATGTTCGAGCCGTAGCGTTAAATCTTTCAAAAGCAGGAAAGCAAACTATTTTAAAAGAAATTTTTGCTAAGTATAACGCAGACAAACTTTCTGATATTTCTAAAGAAAACTACCCTGAGCTTATGGCAGATTTGGAGGCTGCTAATGGATAAGCACGCTTTATTATCAGCAAGCGGAGCAAGTAGGTGGCTTGCATGCCCGCCAAGTGCTCTTTTAGAATTACAATTTCCGAAACAAAGTAGTTCTTATGCGGAGGAAGGAACCGCAGCACACGAATTGTGCGAGCTAACAGCACAACAGCAGCTTGGCGAAATATCGCAAAAAAATTACGAAAGTAAACTGGCAAAATTAGCGAAAGGTCAATACTACAATGTTGAAATGTTGGAATGTGCTATTGATTACGGACGGTATATATATGAAACAGTAGATACTGCCAGATTTCATTGCCCCGACACACTTGTAGAGCTTGAAGTAAAAAATCTTGACTTTTCTGAATGGGCTCCCGAAGGTTTTGGTACAGGCGACTGTATTATTGTTTCCGATGACCTTTTAGAAATAATTGATTTTAAATATGGTAAAGGTGTTCGTGTAGAAGCAGAAAAGAATGCACAAATGCGTTTATATGCTCTTGGCGCTATCAAGCGTTACGGTGACTTTTATGACATTAAACGAGTACGCATGTCAATTATACAGCCTCGTATTAATCGCGAGCCCAGTATTGACGAAATAGAGGTCTCAGAACTTTTAGACTGGGCTGAAAATTATGTTAAACCCCGGGCCAAACTTGCGCATACAGGTAAAGGTAAGTTTTGTCCGAGTGAAGATACTTGTAAATTTTGCCGAGCAAAAGAACAATGCAAAGCTCGTACCGAAAAAAATCTTGACCTTTTTGATGAAGCACCAGACTTATTATTAATCACACCTGAAGAAGCAGGAAAAATTCTTGAAAAAGCAACCGATATACGTGCTTGGCTTACCGACCTTGAAAACATGGTTATGCGTTTACTTTTTGAAGGGAAACCTGTTGAAGGTTGGAAACTTGTCGAAGGTCGCAGTAACCGAAAATTTATTGATGACGATAAGGTAGTAATTGCGATGAAAGAAAACGGTTATGATGAAGCTTTACTTTTCGAACGAAAACTTCTCGGCATTACAGCTATGGAAAAGGCATTCGGGAAAAAAGCAATTGATGAAGTTTTAAAGGACTTGATTCATAAACCGCAAGGAAAACCAACTCTTGCAATAGCTAAAGACAAGCGTCTTGAATTTAAACCCGAGGAGTTAATCCTTGACGCATTTGACGAGGATTAATTTTATGAGACTACTTAAAAAACAGCAAAAACAAATATCGGCATCCTTTCAAATATTTACTTTGGGTTGCGTATTAGCCGTGAGCGTATATTTATCAATTGCGTATTTACATATTCAAAATAAATTATATTTGCCGAAAGAAGCAAAATCAATAGAAACATTTTCCGCGCCAATTACAAAGGTTTTTGCTACAACGCCCTTGCAACCAATAAAACCAGTATCGACAGCTTTCGTTGTTTCAGCATTGGACGTAGAACCAATTTTAGAAAATAAACCGGAAGTAATAAGCCTTGGAAATTTTACACTAACCGCATATTGCCCATGTGTAAAATGTTGCGAAATATGGAGTTCGGAACACCCATCCCGAATTGGGACAGATTACATACAAAAAACAGCAAGCGGTACAATCCCTTTAGCTGGAAAAACAATTGCAGTACGAAAAAATGTAATACCATTCGGTACAACCGTTATTATTTCGGGGCATGAATATATAGTGGAAGATACTGGAGGCGGGTTAAAAGAAAATGGCATTGACATATATTTTGATACACATGATGAAGCATTAAAATTTGGACGACAAACCGCAGAAGTTTTTATTAAAAATAATTAAAATTATAAGGAGATATTAATATGGCAAATTCAACACAAATTACAACCGGAAAAGTTCGTTTCAGTTATTGCAACCTCTTTACCCCGCGAGCAGTTCAAGAAGGTAGCCCCGCAAAATATAGCGTTACTTTATTAATCCCAAAAAGTGATAAGGCGACATTATCAAAAATTCAAAATGCAATTGAAGCCGCTAAAACCGTATATATCCAACGAAAATCCGGGAAAAAATTACCAAGCAATTTAAAGGATACTATCCACGACGGTGACGGTGAACGCCCAAACGGCGGTGAATTTGGCGATGAATGCAAAGGTCATTATGTTATAACTGTTAGTTCTAAAAATCCACCGGTTATTGTATATGCTGACAAAACACTTCTAACTAATCCGCAAGAACTTTTTTCAGGTTGTTACGGGCGTGCAATTATTAGTTTTTATGTATATGATACACAAGGAAATAAAGGAGTTTCAGCAGGTCTTAACGGCATTATGAAACTTTATGACGGTGAGCCATTAGGTGGCGGTGTTGTTTCGGATGACGACTGGGATGACGATTGGGAAGATGATTCGGATAACGATATTTTAGGTTAAACTTTATGAAAATTCTTAGTATTGATATTGAAACTTTTTCTTCGGTTTCACTTCAAAAATGCGGAGTTTATGCCTACGCCGAGAGCCCTGATTTTGATATTTTACTTTTCGGGTATGCCTGGGACGATGAACCGGCGCAAGTATTGGATCTTACTATCTGCCCATGCTTACCTCAGGAGCTCCAAAACGCGCTGTATGACCCAGAAATTTTAAAAACAGCATATAACGCTAACTTTGAACGCGTGTGTTTAAACGCGTATTTAGGAGCTACTACTCCACCGGAACAATGGCAATGTACGGCTGTTCGGTCCCGAGAACTTGGGCTCCCGGCAAGTTTAGGCGCAGTTGGTACAGTTATTGGTTTACCCGAAGAAAAACAAAAATTAAAAATCGGAAAAACGTTAATTCGATACTTTTCTATTCCATGTGCACCAACGAAAATAAATGGGCAAAGAACAAGAAATCTACCCGACCACGACCTTGATAAATGGAAATTATATATTGACTATAATCGACAAGATGTCGAAACCGAGAGAGAAATTCGTAAACGGTTGTCTCGCTTCCCTATTATTGAAACTGAGCAAGCTTTGTGGGTAGCTGATCAAAATATAAATGACCGAGGGGTTGGCGTTGATTCAATTTTTGCAAAAAACGCTGTTAAAATAGATGAAGTTATTAAAACCAGGTTGCTCAATCAAGCAAAAGAACTTACCGGGCTTGATAACCCAAAAAGTACCAGCCAACTTAAAACTTGGATTGAAAACATAGCAGGGATTGAAGTTACAAGTCTTAATAAAAAAGAAATTGTAAATGTTCGTGAAGCCGCGGATAATTTTGAAGTAAATGAAATGCTTGATATTCGAACAGGACTTACAAAAACGTCCATCGAAAAATATAATGCTATGCTCCGAACTGTATGTACTGACGGAAGAATCCGCGGTTTAACAATGTTTTACGGTGCAGCAAGAACTGGCCGATGGGCTGGGCGTCTTGTGCAAATGCAAAATTTACCACAAAATAAAATGCCCGAGCGTGACCTCGATATAGCACGTCAACTTGTAAAATCCGGCGATTTAACAACTCTTGAAATATTATATGATGATGTTTCAAATACACTTTCACAACTTATCCGTACAGCATTTATTCCTAAAAAAGGAAACCGGTTAATTGTTGCAGATTTTTCATCTATTGAAGCAAGAATAATTGCTTGGTTGGCTGGAGAACAATGGCGTCTTGATGTTTTCAATACGCACGGTAAAATTTACGAAACCAGTGCAGAACAGATGTTTCACCTTCCAGCGGGTAGTGTTGGAAAAAGTGACCCCATGCGGCAAAAAGGAAAAATTGCTGAACTTGCACTTGGCTATGGCGGTAGTGTCGGTGCACTTATTTCAATGGGCGCGTTAGACATGGGTTTAACAGAAAAGGAGCTCAAGCCTCTTGTATATAGTTGGCGTAACGCTAATAAAGCAATAACAAAATTTTGGTGGGACGCTGACGCAGCTGCAAAAGAAACCATATTACGAAATACACCAAGCTATTTAGAACACGGCATTTCCTTTAAAAAACAAGGGCCTCTTTTACGCTTAAAACTTCCAAATGGGCGGGAACTTTCCTATGTTAAGCCTACCGTTGTTGACGGAAATATTACGTATGAAGGAGCTGTCCAAAGTTCCGGAAATTGGGGGCGAATTGATTCTTACGGGCCAAAACTTGTGGAAAATATTGTGCAAGCAGTTGCCCGAGATTGTTTAGCCGAAATAATTATGAAAGTTGAAGCCGCAGGCTATCCGGTAGTTTTTCATGTTCATGACGAACTTATTTGTGAAGTGCCTGAAGACCAAGCGGAAGAAGCTCTTAAAAATGTTCTTACTCTTATGAAACAGCCTCTTTCATGGGCGCCCGAGCTTCCGCTCAAAGGGGACGGTTATCAGTGCGAATACTATAAAAAAAGTTAATAACTTATGATAAAAGGAGATAAACATGGAGCTTGAAAAGTTTAACACTATTGTGAGAGCACAAATACAACAGTGTTTTGATACTCTCGAACTCAAAAACCGCGAATACACATTCGGAAATGACCGATTAGAGCATTTTAAAAATACAGCTATTGAACACGAAATAACTCCAAGACAAGCACTTTGGGGAATGGCGTCAAAGCATATTACATCTATAAGTAGTATGTGTAAAAATAACATCAATAATACCGAACTTTGGACTGAAAAAATTACTGACAGTATTAACTATTTGCTTTTACTTCAAGCATTAATTACAGAGGAGTGTGAAAATGAATAATATTGAAATTCATATTATTAATCCAGAAACTATTAAAGAGGCTGAAAAAATGATGGTTTGCTCAGCGCGTTTAACACAATGTGGGCACAAAATTCATAATATGCAAGATTTTATTAATTTATATGAAAAAGATTATACGGAAGAAACTGTGCGTAACATGGTAAGCCTTCCCCACCCGACAATACAAAAGTTTGGAGTTATAAATATTGTCATTGTAGGCGCAAGTCGACGTTTTTTATCGCAAATCACACGGCACCAGAATGAAGTTAAATTTATGTCCGCTTCATTACAATATAGCGACTATTCAGGCGTATCTGATTTTGTGGTACCCTATGAAGTTTTAAAACAAGGAGAAGCTGCCGAAAAACGTTATCTTGAAACATGTAAAAAAGCTATGCAAGAATACAGTTTTTTTATCGAGCAAGGTGTTGATAATGACTCCGCTGGGTATATGGCTCCGCAAAGCTTAAGAAATGTTTTAATTATTAGCGCGACGCCATATCAGTGGAAACATATGATAGCTCAGCGAACTTGTCGGCGCAATACAACAGAAACACGCTTTGTTATGCTTCGTATTTGGGAACAATTATATAACGTAAATCCTTTTATATTTGAAAAAGCTGGACCGCCTTGCTTATATAATTCTTGCCCTGAAGGAAAAATGAGTTGCGGAACAAAAATATTAGCCATAAACAATACCCCGATTGAATGCATTAACGCAGATTTTTCTCTTTTATGATAAAATAAAAATTGTATTACGGAGAATATATATGATTATAAAATGGTATACATTAACTAAATATCCAAAATATGAGATTAATCGTCTGGGACAAATTCGAAAAAAAAAAACAAAACGAGTATTACAACCTTTTGACGATAAACGCGGGTATTTACGGGTAACTCTTAATAATAAAAATGTTAAAATACATATTTTGGTAGCTACAACATTTTTATCGAGCCCCGAAAATTTACCAGTTGTTAATCATAAAACTGGTAACAAATACGACAACCGAGCTTCGCAGCTTGAATGGTGTTCTCAATCGGAAAATATTAAGCATGCTTGGGCTTTGGGTCTACGCAAGAAAAGAAAAAATCTATAGCTCTAATATTTATAATTATTATATTGAATGAAGGAGGCTATTTTGATAGAGGAAATTAAAGTTGTTTATACTTGCGAAAAATGTGGAAAAGTATCAATCAACAAAGAAGACATAACGGAATGCGAAGAATATCACATAAATAATTTCAAACCTAAAAAAAGAATTCTTTATGTTACAAATTTTGATGAAAAAATGAAGTTTGCTTTTATTAAATTACAACGCCCTGATGACTTTCCTTATACGTCTTTTATGTCACCCGAAGGGCTATATATAAGTTTTGAAGGTGAAGGATACGGAGTGTTTATTAGGGATATAATATTTTATTGTGGTGATGTAGAAAGGGTTTTACTATTTTTATATTATGCAAAGAAACGCCAAAGCATTTATGCGTATAAATTACAAGGAATAATAGATTATATAGAAAGTTTATAATAATTGTAAATTGAAAAAGCATATTCAAAGATTTTAAGTTGAAAACAGAAAAAATAATATTAATAATGACGGAGGATAATGAAATGATGGATAATGAAATGACGGATAATGAAATAGAGGATAATGAAATGATGGATAATGAAATGACGGATAATGAAATAGAGGATAATGAAAACGCGCGGTATCTCGATAGGGTACAAGCATTAGAACTTTGCAACAAAATGATTCCCCTTTTAAGTGAATTAAAAAATACGGCAGAATTAAACATAACTGAACCAAAATATTTTATAAATGTGACGGAACAAAGAGCTTATTTAGATGCGTTAAGTAAAAGTCTTACGCCATTGTTCGCTGTTATCGGAGACTTTCATGAACTGTACGGAAGGATAGGGTATGATATGTACGGACGATAATAAATATATTGCAGAAATCGATAAAATAGTTTGATATTAAAATTGTGGACGGAAAGAGGAAAAAAACATGCCCATAATCGAATCAATCCCAACACAACTAATAAGCCTGTGCATATTGATTGTTAATGTTTTCAGTTGATATCGATGTGGCGGAAGGGAAAAAATGATAGAAAATAAAAATGAAGCTCAGGATTACACGAAATACAAAAAGAAAAAAACAATAAAATTGATAAATGATAATTATCAAAATTATAAAAAATACAATATACCAAGAGCTCAATTAGTAATAGCAGATATACCTTATAACTTAGGTGATAAAGCTTATGCTTCGAATCCTGTTTGGTACATAAACGGAGACAACAAGCAAGGTGAAAGCAAAAAAGCGAAAAAGTCATTTTTTGATACTGACGGAAATTTTAAAATAGCGGAATACATGCACTTTTGCAACAGATTGTTAAAACCTGAACCAAAAGAAACAGGCAAAGCCCCGGCGATGATTGTTTTTTGTGCCTTTGACCAAATCCCAATGGTAATTGAATACGGTAAAAAGTATGGGTTTAAAAATAATTATCCTTTGATTTTCATAAAAAACTATTCAGCTCAGGTATTAAAAGCAAACATGAAGATTGTAGGAGCAACTGAATACGCTGTTGTATTATACAGGGATAAATTACCGAAATTTAATAATAATGGGAAAATGGTTTTTAATTGGTTAAATTGGGAAAAAGACAATCGAAAAATATATCCCAAAATTCACCCAACACAAAAACCCGTTGCATTATTAAAAAGATTGATTGAAATATTTACCGATGAAAACGAAGTTGTTATTGACCCTGTAGCAGGAAGCGGCACGACATTACGAGCGTGTATGGAATTAAATCGTAATTGTTATGGTTTTGAAATCAAGAAAGAATATTGCAATAAAGCCAATGAGGTGATGTTAAAATATAAAGAAACATAAAAGGAGTGATTGATGGACACCTTGAAAAATAACGCCGAATTTCAAGCAATTCTTGAAAGACTTGGTATGACATTCGAGCAATTCTTGGAAACAATTAATAAAATTGTTGATGCATTAATTAAGGCATGGAAGATAATCAAAGAATTTCTCAGCGAATACTTCAACACAATATTCAAAGCAGCGGCACGAAAACCAAAGTATTGCTACTATTACAAATATGCAAAGAAACAACGAATCCGGAACAAATACTGGAATATACTACTTCGGGATGCTTTGCGATATATGGCGAAAGACGCAAAATAGCAGAACCTGTTTGTTTTAATAAAAATAATTATTATGAAGCAGAAAGGAACGAAACCTATTTATGACGCACTTACCTTTTCCTGATAAAAAATATAAAACAATTTACGCCGATCCGCCATGGATGGAACAAGGTGGAGGTAAAATCAAGCGTGGAGCGGACAAGCATTACAAATTAATGAAAACGATTAATATTTGCAAATTACCTGTATCTGATATTGTTGAAAATAACTGTCATTTGTATTTATGGATTACAAATAATTTTCTTGCAGACGGTTTGAAAGTCATCGAAGCCTGGGGCTTTAGATATATAACTTGTATTACATGGATAAAGGATAGGCAAGGTTTGGGGCAATACTTTAGAGGTATCACAGAGCATTGTTTATTTGCGATTAAAGGCAACTTGCCCTACAAGATAATTGACGGAAAACGTAAGCAAGGCAAAACTGGTTTTTATGCAAATAAAAAAGCGCATAGCAAAAAACCTAATGAAATGCGAAAAATGATTGAAACCGTGTCATATACGCCTATGATAGAGCTATTTGCACGTGAAAAAGTCGATGGCTGGGATGCGTGGGGCAATGAAATATAAAAACTTAAAGGTATAAAAATATGCAAGATGATAAAAATTACGAACGGAATATACCCATATACACTGTTGACAAAAGTGAACCGCTTAGCAATACAGAAAATTTCGGAAAGAAATTGGAAAACTTTTTTATAAACGCGGTATTTGATGTAGTTGAAATTCTTGAGACAATACTTATTATATGGATAAACTTTGTAGAAAATCATAAGTACACGATACTTGTATTTGGAGTAGCTATTATACCTATCATTTTAGCGGTTTATTTGACAATAAAAACATTTTAAATTAAAGAAAGAGGTATAAACTTGAAAATTGAAATTATTGACATGGGAGCTACCGAGCAAAATCGACTCCCAAAACGCGCACACCCACAGGACGTTGGAGCTGATGTATTCGCGCCTCGGAGTTTTAATCTTGAAAGCGGTTGTACGGCAAAAGTAGCTCTCGGTTTCGGTGTGAAAATTCCAAATGGGTTTGCCGGATTTGTCGTCCCGCGCGGAAGCATGGCCCAGGCAGGTATTACTTGCCAGCTTTGCCCGATTGACTCTTCATATACCGGCGAAATTCATGCGGTTATTACAAATGGACGCCACGATTCATTTTACATAACTAAAGGTGACAGAATTGGGCAGCTGGTCATTATACCGTGTGTTATTGCGGATTTTGTTACCGAACCACTTGAAGAACGCGGTTCGAATAGTTTTGGTAGCACAGGAAAATAAAGAAAAGGTTGCGAATGATATGAGACTCGGTAAAGATGAATACTATTTAAAAATAGCTGAAGCTGTTGCTTTCCGGTCAACATGCCTTCGGCGTAAATACGGAGTTGTAATCGTTAACAATGACGAAATAATTGCGACAGGTTATAACGGTTCACCGCGTGGGGAATTAAATTGTTGTGATTTAGAAAAATGTTATAAAGATAATCATTCTAAGCCGATAAATGAACGATCGGCAATTCACGGAACGCAATACGGAGTTTGTGTCGCTGTTCATGCCGAGCAAAACGCCATTATATCGGCTGCAAAAAAAGATTTACAAAATGCCGTTTTATATCTCGCGTGTTTAAGTGAAGATGTGAACCCGGCACCTTGTAATTTTTGCGACCGAATGATTAAAAACGCAGGAATTGTTAAAGTTGTTACGAAAGGGTGTATAAAATGAGTTTACCTGCAGCTAACGTAAAATACGATGGTTCTTTAACACTAGCTACTGCCAATTCGCGAAAAAGTACATCCTGGAAAAATCAAGATATTTCTTGGGGGCAACTTGCGTATAGACTTTCAATAACTCAACGTACAGCTGAAACACAAAACGAATACAGTTCAATGCCCAGAGCTAAAAAAGACGAAGCCAAAGATGTCGGGGGTTTTGTGGGTGGCTCTCTTCGCAATGGGCGACGTAAAGCCGAGTCAATTATCCACCGGCAACTTTTAACGCTGGATATTGATTCAATACCGCAAGGTGATGACCCGTGGCCAACAGTAACAATGGTTATAGGTTGCGCTGCCGTTTTATATAGTACGCATTCACATACATTAAAAGCCCCGAGACTTCGTTTAGTTATTCCGCTTTCGCGGCGAGTATCGCCCGATGAATATGCGGCGGTATCTCGGCGTATTGCCGGAGATATTGGTATTGACCAATGCGATGACACTACATATGAAGCGCACAGATTAATGTATTGGCCGTCTTCTTCGATCGACGCAGAATATCGTTATGAAATTTCGGATAACCCGTGGCTTGATGTGGATGAACAACTTGCGCGATATAAAAATTGGCACGATACAAGCGAATGGCCCGTTTCAAATCGTAAAACCGAAATAATGCGAAATCTTGCAAAAAAACAAGGAAATCCGCTTGAAAAACCTGGCGTTGTCGGTGCATTTTGCCGTGTATATTCGGTAGAAGACGCAATTACACAATTTCTTTCGGAAGTATATACGCCCAGTGTTATGGAATACAGGTATGACTATGTCCCGGCGGATTCTTCTGCGGGGTTAGTTATTTATGATGATGGAAATTTCGCATATTCACACCATGCAACAGACCCAATTTGCGGAAAATTATGTAATTCTTTTGATTTAGTAAGGCTTCATCTTTTCGGCGATCAAGACGACAATTCTACGCAAAGTGTTCCAGTAAATAAATTACCGTCTTTTATATCAATGAGTGAACTTGCTATTGACGATTTAGAAGTGCGGCGGAATTTGACTGAATATAAGCTTAAAGAAATATCTGAAGCTTTTGACGAAAATGAAGATACCGATTGGCTAAAACAACTTCAAATGACGTCTAAAGGGAAAATCGCACCAACAATTGATAACGCCTTTATTATTATTACCCATGAACCTACTTTTCGCGATAAATATTTTTATGATGAATTTCGGGAACGTCCGGTTGTTTGCGGAGACCTCCCCTGGATAGCGTTTTCCGATCGATCCAGTGATATATGGACGGATTCAGATGATTCAGGTACCCGAAGATTGCTTGAAAAAAAATATAGTCTTGATAGTGTGATAAAAATCCGTGACGCAATCGATCTTGCAATGCTAAAAAAACGAAAACACCCGGTACGGGAATACCTTAACGGGCTTCAATGGGACGGATTAAAACGTGCAGACACTTTATTTGTGGACTATCTCGGCGCAACTGACGACCACTACACTCGAGAAGTTACGCGTAAAGCACTTGTCGGGGCCGTTGCTCGAGTTATGGAGCCGGGTTGTAAACACGACCATACGCTCGTACTTATCGGCCCGCAAGGGTGCCGAAAGTCAACTACTTTAGCTAAACTTGGGAAAAATTGGTTTTCTGATTCGCTATATACACTCTCCGGCAAAGACGCATATGAACAACTTCAAGGATATTGGATTATTGAAATGAGCGAAATGGTGGCTACACGTAAAGCTGAACTTGAACAAATTAAACAATTTATGTCAAAACAATCAGATAATTACCGGGCGGCATATGCTCGCCGAACGCAAGAACACCCACGGCAATGCGCGTTTTTTGGAAGTACGAATGATGATGAATTTTTAAGAGACTCAACCGGAAGTCGCCGATTTTGGCCGGTACCTGTAACCGATGTCGGGCGAACAAGAACCGACAATCTGACTACTGAAATTATTGACCAGATATGGGCTGAAATTGTTGTAAGATATAACGCCGGTGAGTCATGGTATTTAAGTGAAGAAGCCGAAATTATTGCTCGAGCAAGACAAGCGGCCCACACAGAAGTAAACGGCAAGCAAGGTAAAATTGAGACCTTCCTTGACACCATGTTGCCAAAAGACTGGGATAACCGAGAACTTGATAACCGGCTCATGTTCTATAATGGTGGATTCGGAGAAGACGAAAAAGGAACCGAAATACGAAGCCAAATATGTGCGATAGAATTATGGTGTGAGCTATTTAAAGGTGATTTAAAAACATATACGCAAGCACAGGCCCGGGAGCTTACGAGTATTATGCGACAGATAAAAGGATGGAAATATTATGGTTCTGCTTATTGCGGTAAGTTTTACGGAAAGCAAAGAATTTTTGTCCGAGAAGGTTATTTTCGGTCAAATCTACCAGAAAGTACTATTTTTGATTCTTTGTCATAAAAAGCGGTTACGACCGAGTACGACCGATAACAACCGACGTCGGTTGTTGAAAAAAGGTAGGCGTACCAGTACTTTCAGGCATTTACGACCGATACAACCGATTTTACCTATAAACTATATAAAATTAGAGGGTATAGGTATAAATATCCTTATTAATAACAGTAATATTATATACTAATATCCTCTAATACCATATAGTGTTATAGGATTTATCGGTCGTATCGGTCGTAAAACACCGAGAAAAGCAGTCGTGGCAAGGCTTTGGGCTTACGACCGATAATTTTACCCTCGGTCGTAAATAAAAATAAAAAGCTAAGAAAAGGTAGTGTTAGCAGGTCTTTAGGTTTACGACCGACGTCGGTCGTAAGAACGGAGGCATTTTATAAAAAGGGGTTCTGTTAGTTATGCACGAAAAAACGTTTGAAAAGTATGTATGCGAGAAAATACGAATGCTCAACGGAAGAGCGTTTAAATGGGTATGCCCGGGGTTAGTAGGTGCGCCAGATCGTATTTGTATTTTTCCCGGTGGAAGAATTATTTTCATAGAATTAAAACGGCCCGGGCATAAAGACGGTATGAGTGAAAAACAAAAAAAGTTTTTCCAAATTTTAAAAAATCTGGATTGTGACGTTCGGCGAATTGGTGAAAAAGATGAATTCAAAAAATTAATGGAGGACTTCGGTTATGAAATATGAGCCGTATGACTATCAAAAATACGCTGAAAAATTTATACTCGAAAATCTTGGGGCCGGGCTTCTGCTTGATATGGGAATGGGAAAAACAGTAACAACTTTATCTGCTATTGAGAAATTGGTACGAGATAGCTTTGAAATTTCGAAAGTATTAATTATTGCACCTTTAAAAACAGCAGAGGAAACTTGGCCTGTCGAATTAGCCGAATGGGAACATTTGTCCGGCTTGGAGTATTCCCTTGTACTCGGAAGTGAAAAAGCGAGAGTTGCGGCTTTAAATAAAAGAGTTGACCTTTATATAACAAATCGAGATAATATTGTTTGGCTTGTAAACTATTATAAAAAAAATTGGCCTTTTGAAATGGTTGTTTTTGATGAACTATCATCTTTTAAGTCTAGTAAATCATTGCGTTTTCGAGCAATGAAAAAAGTTCGGCCCTTTATTAAACGTGTTGTAGGGTTAACCGGTACACCGACACCAAACGGATTACTTGATTTATGGTCGCAAGTTTATTTACTTGATCAAGGAGAAGCATTAGGAAAGACGTTAACAGGTTATCGGGATAAATATTTTATACCTGATAAACGAAATGCAACAACAATTTTTTCGTGGAAGCTAAAACCTTTTGCAGAAGAAGAGATATATGAAAAATTAAAAACTTGTTGTATAAGTATGAACAGCACTGATTATTTAAATCTTCCAGAACGGCTTTATATAAAGCACGAAGTTACATTACCGGAAAAAGTTAAAAAGCAATATAAACACTTGGAACGCGAAATGCTTTTGCCCTTCGCAAACGGGGATATTGATGCGGGGAGCGCAGGAATTTTAGTTAATAAACTCATGCAATTATGCGGCGGAGCCGTATACGATGAAAATCATAATGTAAAAGAATTTCATGATAAAAAACTTGAAAAATTGGAACAGCTTATTGAGGAAGCAAATGGGCAATCTGTTTTAATTTTTTACGCGTATCAGCATGAACGAGATAGAATATTAAAAAGGTTTCCGCAAACTGTTGAAGTCAAAGAAAATGGTGCTATTTCAAAGTGGAATGCTGGTGAAATACCCATATTATTAGCACACCCTGCAAGTGCAGGGCACGGATTAAATCTACAAAAAGGCGGGCATATCGTTATTTGGTATAATTGGACGCACAACCTTGAATGGTATCAGCAAGCAAATAAGCGGTTACACCGACCGGGGCAAAAAGAAATTGTTTTAGTACATCATATCGGAATTAAAGACGGGCTTGACTTACAAATTTTAGATAGTGTACTTACAGGGAAAGCAAATGCACAAGAATATTTATTAAAAGCACTTCGGGCAAAAATACAGGAGGAAACAATATGACACAAGAACAACTTGATTTTATAATCAATGACCCAAAAACTTTTTTGCTTCGAAGTGGCAAACTAAAAGCCCGCATTACTGCTAAACGTGAACGTATTAAAGAATGGCAAAGTCTTGCCGAACAGATAACCGCGCCGTTAAGAGTAGACGGTGGAAGCAGTGGCTCCGGGTATGCACAAAGTACTATTGAAAACGCAGTTTGTAATATAACCGATTTAGAAAATGAAATACTGGAAGAAATAAAAACGCTTATTTCAATTGAACAGGAAATAGACGCCGCCATTAATGAATTAGTTGTTGACACGCGTTATAAATCTATATTAGAAATGAAATACTTAAATGGATATAGTTGGCGAAAAATAGGTTTCAAATTATATTATAGCGAAGACTGGGTTTGTCGGCTACACGGAGCAGCTCTTCAAGCAATGAAGAAAAAAGCGAAAAGTGTTCGTGTTTAGTCGGTTAGATATGCGATATAATACATAATAGAGATATAGAAAAATCCCTGATAAATAATTAGGGATTTTTATTTTATATAAATTATTAAGTAATTTTATAGTAATTGTGGCCCTTGCGGAACCTCAGCGTATACTTAAAAGGTATCGATGCAATAACTTTTTTACCAAAGTTGTGTAAAAGTTCGGCTGAAATCTGTTGCTCCAGCATTTTTATTCAGTCGAGTTTATTATATATCCATGTTTTTCTGCGGTTGCGATAAAATTAATTATATTATTTTTGTGCCATTGGTTACAAACCGCAATTTCGCAATCAGATAATCGAATTGGGGTTTCTGTATAATATCGTTTATAATTTTTAAAGTTGGAAGCGTCTGCGAAGTTTAATAATTCAATAACGCCATAAGGGCCTTGTATTTTATCAGGAAAAACTTTTTTAAGCTCCTCAAAAGAAATATACGGGTGCTGCGTAACATAGTGGGTAATAATTTCAAGCACAAGTTGACTTTTTGGTAAGTTACCCCTTCCCTCACCTAAAAAGTTCCAAGTATATTTTGTTTTGTCAGGCCCGGAGGAATTTGCCAAAAACAAAGACGCTTTTTGCACGGTATCTTGTTCTTCTTCATCCAAAAAGTCGCTATCGCTAATTGTAAGCATTGCGGCTATTAATAATTCTTTATGCTTATCCCAAAAACGAAGAAGCAAATCGCGTTCTTCTTTACTTATTGCCATAATAATGTCTCCCCCTTTTTGTTGAAGATCCGGAAGCCCGAGGGTAAACAGGTAATCGTCAAGGTACCTCTTTACAGGTCCTTCCGGGGCTTGATTATAACAAGGTGTAATAACGTAGTCCGAAAGATATTGATAGTTAAGTTGTATAAATTTTTTAGACACACATTCTGGTTCAATTAACGCTTCGTATTTGCGATTATTTAAAGGGGTAAGATAAATGCTTAATAAAAGTCCTCGCTCGGGCAGCGATTGCTTTAAAGACGTCTGATAACGTTCTGTTTGAGAGTCGTGTTCCAACGATTCTACTTTATTTTCAACAACAATAATTAACGGATACTCGTTTTTATTAAACGCTATGGTGCCGGAAATATAAATATCAAGACGCCCGGTATCAATATATTTTTCTCTTTCGACAACAATATCCGATAATGTATAATTACTCGTAATTATATTAGTAAGAATATTCGGTGCGATTTTACCAAAAGCATGTGGTAATGAATTACAAACGAATGCAAGTGCTTCAAGCAATTTTCGCAGAGGAAATTCTCCAAGATTATGATTGTTCTTTTTTGGCTTTGGCGTTAAAAGCCACGCTAAAAAGTTACTATGTGTATTTTCATGCCGGGAAACGCCAAGTGCATTAAAGATTGACGGTTGTGAATAATAGGTAGTAAGCTCTTTATATTCAGAACTATTAACAAAATCAAGTATTTGTTTATTTCGAACCGCTAACTGATTCATTGATGAGTACTCCTAAATCATATACATTTTCACGGTAGAGTATAACATAATTTTATATAAAAATCAATAAAAGCTAAGGAGGTAAGCCATATGGCAAAAATGACGGAAAGACAAAAAAAATTTTGTGATGAATATTTAGTTGATCTTAGCGCTAAGCACGCAGCGATTCGTGCGGGTTATTCAGCAAAAACTGCGGCTGAAATTGCTTATGAAATGTTACGAAAACCATGTATAGAAGAATATATCGCAACCCGTATGGCTCAGCTTCAAGGAAAATGTGTTGCCAGTATAGACGAAGTGTTACAGTATTTAACAAGCGTTATGCGCGGAGACGGAACAGAAGAAGTTACAGTTGTCGAAAGTTCCGGAGTAGGTTTTTCAAGTGCGCGAAATATTGAAAAAGCGTTGGCCCCAAAAGATCGTATAAAAGCAGCAGAACTTATCGGTAAAAGGTACGGAATGTTTAATTTTGATGATAAACGATTAGAACTTGAGAAACAACGATTAGATTTAGAGTATTTAAAAGTTGAAGCTACACAACAAGTAAATCAAACTGAAACCGCGAGTACAAATTTTATCGACGCATTAAATGAAACTTCCGAGACTGTTTGGCCCAAATCGGAAGATGAAAACGAGTAGAGGTGTAAATGCCAGCTATAGATTATAAGACGCGCCGAGCACGAATTTCTGAAGCTATTAAACAGCATAATATTTCTAAAAATAAAGGAGTTTCGTTTGAGTATAAACCTTTTAGCGTAAAACAAAAACAGGTATTGACTTGGTGGCTACCAGCTTCACCTGTAAAGGACAAAGACGGTATTATAGCAGACGGAGCGATACGTGCAGGAAAAACAGTAGCCCTTTCACTTTCTTTCGGTTTATGGGCAATGAATATGTTTAACAATCAAAACTTTTTAATTTGCGGAAAAACTATCGGAGCATTGCGACGGAACGTGATAAAAGATTGGAAAAAGCAAATGGCCGCTCAAGGTTTTTCAGTACATGATAGATTATCGGACAATATAATAACAATACGGTATAGTAATATAAGTAATGATTTTTATTTATTCGGAGGTTCTGACGAACGAAGTCAAGATTTAGTACAAGGTATTACTGCGGCGGGAGCGTTGCTTGATGAAGTAGCTTTAATGCCGAAGTCTTTTGTAGACCAAGTTGTCGGGCGTTGTTCGGTAGCAGGTTCGAAATTTTGGTTTAACTGTAATCCAAGCTATCCGAGACATTGGTTTAAAACTGAATATATTGATAAATTAAGTGATAATATTGAAAAAACAGATGATACAGATTTACAAAGCAATATTCAATTAAAAAATATCTTACGGTTGCAATTTACAATGGATGATAATCTTTCACTTGATGAAAAAGTCAAAGAAAGATACAAATCCATGTTCACAGGTGTTTTTTATCGTCGTTTTATACTGGGGCAATGGTGTGCCGCCGACGGTTTAATTTATGACAGCTTTGATGAACAGATACATACCTATAGTGAAGAACCGAAAATCAGAGGTGAAGTTCGGCGGTATATCTCAGTTGACTATGGAACATCAAATCCGATGTGTTTTTTAGAAATACTTGATGACGGTGATATAGCAAGGGTTAATTCCGAATATTATTATTCATCTAAAGAAAAAGGAAGACAAAAAACTGACGCAGAATATGCTGATGATTTTGTTGAATTCGCAGGAAGCCGTGATAATGTTATGTGGGTTGTAGTTGACCCGTCCGCGGCGAGCTTTAAAACGGAACTACAAAAAAAAGGTTACCGTGTAAAAGACGCAGACAATAGCGTTCGTGACGGAATATCCAAAGTAAGTACAATGTTTGCGTTAGGTAAACTGTTAATTAATAAAAAATGTAAATATCTCATATCTGAATTACTCGGATATGTTTGGGATGAAAAAGCAATTGAACATGGCGAAGAACGCCCCGTAAAAGTCGCAGACCACGCTTGTGACGCATTACGTTATGGAATTTCGACCGTTATATTTAAAATATGGCGGTTTATGAAACAAAAAAATATGGAGGAAACATAATGAGTAAAGAAATATTACCGTCTGACAGCGGAAGACAGAATCGATATGATAAAGCACCTGTTATACCTTTAAAATATCTACATGAAGACGGAAGCATAACATCCCCTGATATTGGCTCGGTAAATACCGTAGTATTACCGCCGTCATCGGATAGAGTGGATTTATATAATCAATCAGCATCTGAAGCTGTTAAATATTTGTTACCAAATGGCAGTGTAATTGGCGGAACAAGCTTAATGGAAACCTTGCTTGATAGCGTAAAACCAAAAATCGAAATGCACATCGGAACAATCGGACGCAGAGAAACCGAAACAAAGCAAGATGGAATATTCGCAAAAATTCCAACTCCCGAATTATTACGGGACGGTGATATTGTATATATGCGGCACAGTACACGCAGGGCTACACACAGTATGTATCGAAACGTTAAGTTCGGCAAAAACAAAACAATGCGGATAATTAACAATGACCATAAAGCAGCACCAGGTGGCAATCCATGGTTTGATAACTACGCTCCGATAATAAACCCTATTTCTTTATCTGTTCAAAACGGAAAAGAATATCGATGGGTTAAAACAGGTGAAATACCGAACAGTTCCTTGGTTAAAATGGATACAACTAAAATATGGGTCGGAAATCAGAATCGACGTACAAATCCGTCAGGTGACGGAGCGGGCGGTAGATTTACAGGTGAAAACATGGACACTACAATTCTTGATTTTGTAATAGTAAGAAATAAAGTTATTATAGCAGAAAGTAATAAATGGTTATGTAAATTTATCCATTTTAGAAATGGTGAATATAGAATTAGCAGTCAAGGCATTTAAATATAATACCGCAAAGCCTTTTTGAAACTTGGAGCAATCATGTGTCGAGTCATTTAATTTAGTTTGATTGTATATGTCGGGTCTTTTGACTTGATATTATCAAACTGTATATTATCGGACTTGGTACAAGCATACACCGAAGCCAATGCTGCGGTTGCGGCTTTGGTGCTTCCATGCTCCGAGTTTCAAAGAGGCTTTGCATTTTAACGCTGTTAAGCGTTATTTTTATGCTGAAAGGAGGAAAAGTTTGAATGTCAAAAAGGCGAAATCGTATAAAACAAAAAGATGGCGTTGATAACGTTAAACCGACAACACAAAATCAAGACAGGTCACCGATACCCGGGGCTTTAACTTTAGATGCTTTTTCCAATCCGCTTGCAAGGTTGGGAGCAGGAACGCCTGACGCAATGCAATTTACGCAGTATATGCGTCAAAACCTAACGGCTCAATACAATACCCTAACTAATCTGTATCGTGAAAATTGGGTTGTTAAACGCTTGATAGACGTTATACCTGAAGACATGACAAAATCATGGTATCGTATAAAATCTCAATTACCTCCTGATAGTAAACAGCAAATAACAAGGCTTGAAAGAAAAACACGAATACGCGAACGTGTGCTTGAAGGTTTAAAATGGGGGCGTTTATACGGCGGAGCGGTAGGCGTAATCATAATCGACGGGCATGATGATATATTAGACCAGCCGTTAAATTATG